GATATAGATTTGTGGAGTCCTCGTGAGAGTAGAATGAGGGGCAAGAGCCGTGAGGCGGTGGAAGTGAACGGAAAGCTGGATAGTTTAGTACTTTCCATTCAGTCCGCTTATCAAACATTGCTGTCCAAAGGACAGGCATTTACTGCCACGGACATCAAGGAGCAGTTTCAAGGGAGCGTACAATCTCGGTGTATGCTTATAGAACGCCTTGATAGGCTTATCAGGGAGAAAGAAGAACACGTTGGAATAGATATTAAGAAAGATACGCTATCTAATTATCACTCTACACCAAGCAATCTTCGCACATTCATCGAAGAGAAATATAAGGTAGAGGATTTAGCTTTCTCACAACTATCTGAAAACTTTATTTATGATTTTAGAGATTTTTTCTTGGGGACATTAGGTTTTCAAGAGAGCAGTTTCTATGGTGCAGCTTCCCAAATAAAGACCGTATGTAGGTTGGCATACCGTGAGGGATTAGCTGACACCTTGTTGTTTGCTAATGCAAAAATAGCAAGAGGAGATAAGAAGCTACCCAAAGCTCTTGATAGGTGTTCGCTTGATAAACTAATGAACATACAGTTTGAAGAGTTGGAGGAAGAAATGAAAACCGCAAGAGACTTGTTTGTCTTTGCCTGCCATACGGGTGCAGCCTATTGTGATTTGATGGAACTAAGTAAGGCACATCTTATGCGTGATGACGAGGGAAGCTTTTGGCTGAAGTTCAACAGGCAGAAGACTGGTGTACTCTGCCGTATCAAGTTGTTACCCGAAGCCATCAGGATAATAGAGAAGTACAAGAGCGATGAAAGGGAAAGGCTATTGCCACAGATGAAATATACCACCTATCAATCGTATCTCAAAGCATTGCGCCTAAGAGCAGGCATAGCCTTTCCCTTTACCACGCATACGGCAAGACATACCTTTGCCACGCTCATCACACTGGAACAAGGAGTACCGATAGAAACGGTGAGCAAGATGTTGGGGCATAGCAACGTGAGTATGACCGAACGGTACGCAAAGGTTACACCACAGAAACTGTTTTTGGAGTTTGAGCGTTTCCTTTCTTTCACGGAGGATATGCAGATGAGTATTTAGCAATAGTAGTATTAAAACTAAAATCATGATGAGAAGTACATTCAAGACACTGTTTTATATCAACAGACAAAAGACCAAAGCAAATGGTCTTACCTCCATACTCTGCCGTATCACGATAGATGGCAAGAACTCTGTTATTACTACAAACGAAGAATGTAAGGCTGCGGAGTGGAACTCAAAACAAGGAATAACAACGGACAAGAAAACCAATCTTCGCCTGCAATCATTCAGGGAACTTGTAGAAAAGACCTATCAGGAACTGCTCCAAAAAGACGGAGTGATAAGTGCTGAACTGCTTAAAAACAGATTGCAAGGCATAGCAACTTCTCCCACCACTTTGTTGGAGCTTAGCAATACAGAACTACAATCGGTAAAGGAAGGTGTGGGCAAATCAAAGGCAGAAGGTACATACACTAACCTCTGCTATGCTAACAGGATGCTGTGCGAGTTTATAAAGAACTTAGGAGGTAAGGATATAGAAATCCGAAGCATAACGGAGGAACTGTTTGAGGAATACCGCTTCTTTCTTAAAAAGAAAGGATTGAAAGGGTCTTCTATCAACAATTATCTTTGTTGGCTGAGCCGTTTGATGTTCCGTGCGGTAAGCCAGCGCATCATTCGCTATAACCCATTTGAGCATGCAGAATATGAAAAGGTGGAAAAGGCTATCCGTTTTCTTAGCAAGAGTGATGTAGCAAACCTGATGGCTATGAAGATGTGTGATAGCGATGCCGAACTTGCAAGACGGATGTTCATCTTCTCCTGCTTCACTGGTTTAGCCATTACGGATATGGAACATTTGATGTTTGGGCATATCATGAGTGCCGCAGACGGACAGATATATATAAGAAAGGAGCGTCAGAAGACCAAGATGGAGTTCATTGTGCCGTTACACCCCATTGCCAAGATGATTATCGAACAGCAAAGGCAGCTACAAGCGGTGAAAGAAGAAGGCAATAACACGGATATGGATAATTGTCTTATCTTTCAACCTTGTTGCAGTAGAAGTGTGTTAGCAGCGAAGCTAAGCATCGTAGGCAAGGCTTGTGGTATCAAGCAACGCCTGTCCTATCACATGGGAAGACATACCTTCGGAACGATGTGTCTAAGTGCAGGTATTCCCATAGAAAGCATCGCCAAGATGATGGGACACACATCAATTGCAAGTACACAGATTTATGCACAGGTAACGGACTGCAAGATTTCCGAGGACATGGACAGACTCATCGCCAAACACCAGGAAAAGAACAAAGAGGATGATAAGGTAACGGAAACTATTACCATAGGGACAATGGCTATTGCCAACACAGGCAGAAACAAAAGCATGGAGGAAACGGCATGAATACGGAAGATGGAATAAAGACTAAGGCTGCAATCCGTCTGAACACGGGGCGCAGCTACTTCGAGTGGGGAAATGGCATGCAGGTTATCCGCAGGGGAAAAGGCGAAGTAGCAATGACCGGGGGCGAGCTTGCAAGGTTCTTCGGAGTTACATGGAGAAAAGTCAGTGGCAGACTTCGGGCGATAACCGAAGATTCCATCCTGTCTCCAGATGAAAGGAATGCAGGTGAAAGGAAGATTGTCACAGATAAGGAGGTAAAGGGATACGCACCGCTTTACCCACTACCGACAATCATCGCCCTTTCCTTTCAACTTGATTGCGTAGAAGCCCACCTGTTCAGAAGGCATGTGTGCAGTGAGTTGATGCGTCAAAGGAACTCTGTCATTCCTATCATCATATATGACAGGGGTGTCAATAGTTGAATATGTACCAATCCTTTTTCTTTTATTGTTTTCTTACTACATTACTACAATATGAGATAAACCGATGAAAGAAAAAGGATTACGTTGTTGTCAGTAGTTGCTTATGTGTGTTACTACGATATGAGTACATACTACCAACAAGTGAACGGAAAGAATATGTTTCTATTAACTATAGAATAGAGTCAGAGAGGTTTATGAACCTTCAGATATTTCAATCTATAAAATGGAGGAAACGGCATGAATACAAAGAACAAATCACAGATAGAAGTAAAATCCATTCAATACAAAGAGCGCAGTTACTATGAGTGGGGTTGCAATATGCAAATCCTCCGCAAAGGAAATGGAGAAATAGCCATGACGGAGGGCGAACTTGCAAGATTTTTCAGAATAACGTGGAGGAAGTTCAACAATAGACTTCAAGAGATAATCCACAATCCCAACCTGCAACCTGACGAAAGGAGTGCAGGTGAAAGGGTAATGGTCAGAGATAACGAGTTGGTAGGCTATGTACGGCTTTACCCCCTCCCAATCATCATCGCCCTGTCCTTCCAGTTGGATAGCACAGAAGCCCATTTCTTCAGAAAGTATATCATCCATGAGCTACAGCGACCGTCCGCAACCATAACACCGATATTCCTTTTTGGAAGTACACCCCATTAAATTATCTCTATCCTTTTCTTTCACCGATATTATCCTACTACATAACTACAAAAGGGATAGAACGATGAAAGAAAAAGGATTATGTTGTATTTGGTAGTTGTTTATATGTACTACTACGATATGACTACACACTACCTACCCATGAACGGAAAGGAAGCGCTTTCTTTAATAGTGGAATAAAGTCAAAACTATGGTATGCCCCTCGGGCATGAAGAGAAAGAAACTGAACTTATCAAGTTTGCCGATAACTTTGAAGTACGGTGGAATGCAAGGCAAAATAGCTGAGTCCACTTTAAAAGTCAAGGAACTCGATTTTTAAGTTCGCAACTCACCGATTATCAGTAGGAGATTTTTGGAAAAATCACTTTTTAAAGTGGACGCATAACCTTGATAAGAGTGAACGAATCAGAGAAATTTATTTAGATAATAGCCATGTCATATTTGTTTTGAAGTTGGGAGTATCTTCTTTCCTGAGTAGACGATGTTTAAGAAATAAAAACATTTATTAATGATGGTTTGTGCGTTATGATGTATCTTTGCAACCGAGTTGCAAGAATTATTTCGTATCTTTGCAGTCAAATATGAAATTGATAGCATACATCCTGAGCATTTACGTCTTTTTGTTGGCAGTGATTCCCTGTCAATGTAAGGAAGTTGTGTATGCACAAATTCAACATACAGAATCTGTGGCAGAATTCCATTCTGTCAACAATTACGAGGGTGGCATGCAGAAGTTTGATGCTGGTATGTGTTCACCTTTCTGTGCAGATGCCAGAGTGCATGCTTTCACCTTATACGTAACTAACGATTTTTTCCAACTATCCAAATTTGCGGCTATTGCAACAAACCCGCAAATAGTTCATTATGAAGCTGTTCTTCTGCAGGCGTATACTGCGGGCGTATGGCGTCCACCTATAGCTTGATGTTTTATCCTTGTTCTTTTTTGATAAAACATTAATAGCTAATTCATTATGTTTGAAAAAATCATCAATTTTTCCATACGGAACAAATTGGTGATTGGTATTATGACATTGCTTCTTATAGTATGGGGAGCCGTGTCACTGAGCCAATTGCCATTTGATTCCACACCTGATATTACCAACAATCAGGTACAAGTCATCACTCAAGCTCCCACGCTTGGCGCAGAGGAGGTTGAGCAGTACGTAACCACGCCACTTGAAATGGCTTTTGCCAACATTCCCGACATTGTGGAGCGTAGAAGTATCAGTCGCAGCGGATTGAGCGTTGTGACGCTCGTATTTCGCGACAATGTGGACATTTACTGGGCGCGTCAGCAGGTGAGCCAACAGCTGAAGGAGGCAGAGGAGGAGATTCCACGCAGAGCAGGCAAGGTGAGCTTGGCTCCTATCTCCACTGGACTCGGCGAGATTTACCAATACACCATTCATCCAGAGAAAGGATATGAGAAAAAATTCTCTCTATCAGACATCCGTACCGTACAAGACTGGATTGTACGAAAGCAGTTTGCTGGTACCGAAGGTGTGGCTGAGGTGAACGGATGGGGCGGCTATGTAAAGCAATATGAAGTAGCCATTAATCCTGACCGTCTTGCCTCATTCGGTCTCACGGTGGTCGATCTTTATAAAGCCATAGAAGGTAACAATGAGAATACGGGTGGCAGTTATATAGAACAAGGCAACAATCAGTATTTTATCCGTGGTATCGGACTGGCGCGCACGTTGGATGATATCCGGCAAATTCCCGTAAAGACTGTCAATAGTATTCCTGTGCTTGTGAGTGATGTAGCAGAAGTGCGATATGGTTCGGCCATGCGTTATGGAGCTGTAACACGCAATGGTGA